ATTTTATGGCGTTGGCTTCACAATAATTTAAATTATTCTTCTGGCAAAATTCAATCGGCTGTATCTGCATATCCTTGTAATGCAACCCGCCCTCCTGACGATCCATTGCCTTTCTAAATTTATCTAAATTTTCAGTATCCTTGACAAAAGACATGTCGCCAATATTTTGCTCCAAGTCTCTATAATGTACATGGTCATTCATTTTTACTTCTCCACAATTATTTGTTGGTCGGTGTCATCTCGTTCTAAGACGACTAGTTTAATTTCATCTTTCGACAGTAAAGCTTCAATCAATTCTTCTGCCGCATCTTGGCACATACCAAAGTAAATGTCAGACGGATCGCCATTCTGATCTACTCCAGTAATTGTAACCATTAGTAAATTCCCTGCAAGTTACGCTTGACAGACGTTCCAGACCAACCGTCTTTTGCGGTTGCCTGACTTCTGTATATTGCTACCAATCCAAAGGCATCTGCGGCATGCGAATTTTCATCGTGCAAAGGACCTAATCCAATATTTCTCTTCTCGTCACGCTTCTCGTGATAAGCACCTAATGCCTCTCTACCTCCCTTAGTAGTCTCCTCATTAAATCTGCAATTAGAAAACATTTGGCGTACCGCCTCAATACGCAGCATAGCCGCACCCGCACCCTGATTTCGCACAACGTCAACGGCAAATCCTGCCTCTCTTAAATAGCTCTCAGGGGTCACTCTGTATACCATGTCATTTTTACGGCCATCGTGAGGCAATACGCAAATGGCATCGCCATAGCCGTTAGACCTCATCCAGTGAACGTGTGCGTCAAATGGCTGACCGACAGCCTCATAATAGTCTAATACACGCACCTCAGTGCCTATGTATTGTACTATCCATACTGAGGTGGCATCTGACCTGTTTGACGTACCACCAATATCCCAACAGGCGTGATACTGCATCAAGGGGTCAGCCGCAACAAATCCGATGCGATTTTCTAATTGCGCATCTGTAAGATGTTTTGCAAAGTATGCGCCCTCCTGAACCGTGGCATACTCACCTTCCCAGATATGACCATATCTTTCTGGATTATTATTTAGGCAGTCTAATCTTTCCTGCTCAAGCACCTTTGGAAACCAAGGGTTGTCATTCCAGTTAGCTTTTACAACTATTGAGTCAGTCGGTAAGTTATTGCCTTTGAACATCATGTCCACTGGATCTGTGGCTCTGTGGCTATTCCACCCAAACCAAAGTTCAGAGCCTTCCTTTCTTATGGTGGGTCTGAGTAACGATAAAGACCGATTAGATAAACTTGATGCCTCTTCAGCCCACACGACATCAACGCCTTCCATTGACTTCACTGAATCTGCGGTGTGATCCTGCAAGCCACTAAATCCAATCATGCCATCGTGAGGCGTTTCAATAACTTCACGAAACACTTTAAATCCTTGCGCCTCGCCCAAGCCAAAATCTTCCAACTTATCTTCCATAAGTTGCTTGGCAGACTGCTTCAATGATTTTTGAATTTCTCGAACACAAAGACCTCTAAACGATGGGTTTAATAGTGCTTGCTCAATCATTAGTCCTGCAAAAAAGTGAGATTTTCCACTACCTCTGCCGCCCCAAATCGCCTTATAGCGTGAGGGCTTTAGCAGAGTCTCAAATACAGCAGCAGTTTTAATCTGAAGTTTCATTTTTCTTCCATCGGTACATTGCCTCTGCGGTAGATTTTGCGCTAATGATCTTCTCAATAGGTGCGCCATTTAATTCAGCCATCTCTGCCCAGTGTTGTACATAACTACCTGCCATCGGGTCAGTAGCTTTAAGTGTAAATACTGGCATAACTTGAAATTTACCATTTGGGCATACTTGGGCATTCATCGGCTTACCATCCTTACTGACTTCATAACGTAGAACGATGTCGTGAGATTGCACCAAGGGGTATTCATCGTGAAGTGATGTTACGCCCTGCTCGGTTATTCTTATAAAATTAGTCGTGTACATTATGCTTCTCCTTTAAAATCTCTATACGGGCTGTGTTCCAATCTGCAAATGATACGCCTTCCATATCAAGTTCATCCTTATCTCTTAAATAGGCATCTAAAAGAGTATCCTCCTTTAAATACTGCTCTAACCGTCCTATTTGTTCTTCAGCATCTTCTTCACCCATATTCTTTAAGGTCTTAATCACACCTTGTGCAAACTTTGATCTAAATTTAATTACATTGCACATTACCATTATATCCTTTTCATTGTTAGCCCTTCAGCCCAAAATGTTCGTTCTCAAACTTTTCTACTTCCTCGATTGGAAAGCTAATCCGAGCCTTCTCACCAAGCCCGTGGGTTCTGTAACGAGGCACACGCTTCTTTTTTTTCAAGTTATATAGCCATACACGAGTAATGCCCCATCTATCAGCTAATTCTTGAGGTGTTAAATCTTTTTCGGTCATTTTTATCTCCTAAATAAATTGGCATTATTGCCATTTGTTTATAACAATACACATTTTAATCGTGTATGCAAGAATTAAATTTACATAAAAAATTATTGCTATATATATAGAGTATAAAAAAATAATTGGAGATTAAAAATGTTAATCCATGAAATCGAGTTACCTTATCCACCATCAACAAATGCGCTATGGCGTATCGGGCGAGGGCGCATGTTCCGAACAGAGAAGTATATGGAGTGGATAGAAAGGTGTAAAAAGGAAATCGTCTGGGAAAAAAAGCCGCCCATAAATTACCCATTTGAAATAGAAATCGTGGTGGGCAGAAAGCGTAACAAGGATGGATCACTGTCCAAAGTTAAAGCAGATATAGATAACCGAGGCAAGTCCACAATGGATATTCTGGAGGGGATTGGTGTTTTTACGAATGATTACTTGGCGGAGCGAGTAGATATGAAATGGAGTACGGAATTTGAGGGTGCTAGAATAAAAATTTGGAAATATGAAAAACATGGTTGACAAATGATTATATACCCTTATATATAGGGTACTACTTAAAACAAAACGGAGAAAATAAGATGAGCAGATACGCACACACAACATTTCAAGAAGAACGTGACCATGATAATAGAGTTGCTTACGAAGCAAAATTAGCATTATGGTTGCAAAGCCACCCAGAAGTAGGGACTTTAAACAGAGGAGCAAAGACAGTTTTCTACACTAACGATCCTTACGCAGAAATTGAAGCCTTCTCAATTTAATTTTATCAGGTAGCCATCGCAAGGTGGCTACTCAATAAGATTAAACGGTAATAATGCCAAAACAAAACGGAGAAAACCAAATGACTACACCTCTGCAAAAAATCAATAAGAAGGCATGGTCTGCCTCAAGCATAAATAAACTTATGGCACAACCTGCAAGTTGGGTATTATCTTATATATATAATGTGCGAGGCTCTGGCTCACCTGCCATGACCCGTGGGCTTGCCACTGAGGTAGGTTATAACCATTACATCAAAAGTGAATTTGGTGACCTAGAAGATGCAGTTGCAGAAGCCACACGGTACTTCAATAAGAATACAGCTTTACAATGTTTAGACGAGGCGAAGCGTGACAAGGAACGTGACAGCCTCAGAGGGTTCATTGAGCAAACAATTAACGCCTTTGAGATATTTGGGTTTCCAACGTCTACACAGAACGCTTTAAAGTTGGAATTAGAAGGTGTAGTTGATCCGTTTATCGGATATGACGATTACAATTTTAACCCTGTCAAAGACATGTACGATGGCAAGCCGCTATGCGTTGACCTTAAAACAACACACCGTGTACCGTCAAAGATGTCTGATAGCCATGAACGACAAATGGCATTGTACCAGAAGATGAAACCAGATCATCAAATACTAATTTGTTATTGCTCACCAAAGAAGCACGTTATCTATGAAATGACACCAGAACGTGCCGATGAGGTCATTGAGCAAATTAGAAGGGCGGCACAGTCTGCTGAAAAACTTCTTGACATTTACGATGACCCAAAAGATATTGCAAAGCTATTTGCACCAGATTATTCCTCTAGTTTCTATTGGAATGACCCACAGACTTTATCCGAGGCTAAAAAGGTGTGGGGATATTAAACTGCCTCAAACTTAAACTTTAAACTTTTCCCAGAAAGGAAAAAACAATATGTTAAATTTTAATTCAGGATCAAATTCAAGTTCAAATGGTTATGTCCGTTATATGGCATCAACTGCATCTTGGCAAACTGAGGGCGAAAAACTTGAAATGAAGCAAGCTGTTTATGATCTAAAAACCATAAAAACAGGATGGATGCGAATCCAACTAGGTGAAGCACCTGAGTTTATTGCCGATCCAAGTTTAGAACAAGCAGCGTCTAAACCAGACGGTGAAGATTGGAAGCGAGGCTTCAAAGTAAATATTTTCTCTAAAGCTATGTTCGGAGATGACGCTGTCAAGGAGTGGGGTACAAACTCCACAGGAGCTTGCATGGGGATGCAACAACTCTATAGTGATTACGAGGAAGCTAACAAAGGTGACCAATTACCAGTTGTATCTTTTGAGGGGGGCAACCCCACAAAAATAGGTAAAGGTAGTACTAACGTACCCATCTTTAAAATCATTAAATGGATTGATTCACCTGCTGAATTACAAGAAAATTCTGTTGCGGCTTCCCCCTCCGCGCCAGAGGTGTCAGATGATCTTGGCGATGAGTTTTAAGATCATGTGACAAAATGGGCGCGGTATGTTCTTCTCCGTCATATCGCGCCCTTACTAATAACGGAGAAAATAGGAGAAACCAAAACATGAACGACTTACTATCGCAAGCTTTAGAACTAGCTGAAGAATTTCCCGTCTTTCCTTGTAACTCAAAAAAGCAGCCTGTTTGTGCAGGTGGCTTTAAGGCAGCTACTCAAGATGCAGACGAATTAACAAGATTATTTAGTACCCCAAACGCCACACTCATAGGGATGCCCACAGGTAGCCCAAGCGGTATATCAGTGGTAGATATTGATGTGAACGATGGCAAGGGCGGTGAGGCGTGGCTAAACACCAATAAACAGGCACTAGGGCTTACTAAGGTAGTACGCACTAAGTCAGGCGGTTGGCATTACTATTATAAGCATCAGGATGGCATCACTAACAGGGCGGGTATATCGTCATGCGTGGATATAAGGGGTGAAGGCGGATACGTCATAGCGGTTCCAAGCGAGGGTTACACCTTATTAATGAATGAAGATTTGGCAGATTTTCCTGATTTTCTAATAGGGGAAAAAGTTCAGGGAGGTTTTTCCCCCAATGACACTCAACCAACCACAGATATATTCGGTGCTATCACGGATGGCAGAGAGAAATATATGTCCGATCTTGTCTATGCAACCGTAAAAAATTACATCAAGGACAACAATTCACTGCCTACAGAAGAGTGGATGGTTGAAAATGTATTTCCTACATATATGCTTAAAATTAAAAGCAGGACAGGTGATCTTGAAAGTGAAGATCGCGGTATAAAAATGTTCATGAAAAAGGTGCGCTCAACAATCGCTAAACAAAAACGTGAGGGTGTGGCAGAGCGCGGTGAGTTTGATGACCCGTTGCCAACAGTTGAGTTGCCAGAGTTTGAAGATGATACGCCTACAACAGAAACAGGGCGTTATAAGAGCTACAGATTTCAAGACTTGGAGCAATTACCGCCACCTAAGTTCCTTATCGCCCCGTACATAGTAGAAAACAGCTTTGCTTGTCTATTTGGTGCGCCCGCATCTTATAAATCATTTCTATCGTTAGACTGGGCTTTAAGCATCGCTCATGGCGTAGATTGGAACGGTAGGGCTACTGAAAAGGGTACGGTGGTATATCTCGCTATGGAAGGGCAAGCGGGTCTTATGCAACGTATAAGAGCTTGGCATAATGATAATGGGCTAGACCCAAAGAATATGGATTTCTTGTGCTTTATTATGCCACTTAGTTTGGCAGAGGAAGCCACAGAACAGAGTGACGTAATTGGTATGATGGGAGAGATAAACAGGCAGCTAGGGAACGAAAAACCAAAGCTCGTTATAGTGGACACACTAGCCAGATCATTCACTGGTAAGGACGAAAATAACGCCACTGACATGGGTATATTTGTAAGAAATATGGATATAATAAAGCATAATTATAAGTGTACTGTGATAGCAGTACACCATAGCGGGAAGGACGAAACCAAGGGGATGAGAGGTTCAAGTTCCTTGCGAGGCGCGATTGACACAGAGCTAGAAATCAAACGTAAGGCAGACACAATGAGCGTATGTTTGAAGGTGAAAAAACAAAAAGATACAGAGGAAGCAGACCCACTTTGGATGGATGCCAGAGAGGTATCTTGGCTAGAGGATAAGTTCGGAATTGAAAGAACTTCACTCGTATTAGACCCGTCAGACGCACCACCAAAGGCGAAGCCAAGGCTATCTGATAAGCAGAAAATTGCACTCGATATACTCGATGACATGCTCAATAATGAGGCTGTTATAGAGAAAGACTTCAGAGGTAATTATGGCGTGTCGGAGAGTTATTGGCGTGAAAATGTCGAAAAATCACTGCCTGAAATGGGTGCGGGAGAGCATCAAAAACAGAATTGGTATAAATTTAAGGAACGGCTCGTAGAACGGGAATTTATTACTATTATCAATACCTTAGTGAATAAATGCTATGCTAAATAGTAAAACGGCTACCAGTACGAAAAACGTACACTATTTTAGAGGCACGGTAGCCTTCGGTAGCCGTTTTACACAATCATTTAAAATCAATAGCTTAGATAGGGTAGACGGCTACCACGGCTACCGAAAACAGAATAAAACGGCTACCGCGTCAGGAGTAGCCGTTATAGCCGTCCTCCCTATAGGGACGGCAAGACGGCTACCTTGATAGATAAAATGGATAAAATGGATTATAAAAAATAACAATTAAGGGAGTTGACATTAATTTATACTTAATGCTATAAAGGTTGAACATTAACAAACGGAGAAAACAAGATGGCTTTTGACCCAATAATTGCAGAACAAATTAATTCCACTGAAAGTAGCTACAATGATGCTATCAAGCGTAACATAAAATTTAATGCCATGAAGGGTAGGTATAAAAGATTTTTAGAAGATGCGTCTGATGATTTTCACAATGCGTATATAGTTGCTAAATTGGATGAGTATTTTAATCAGATCGGCAGACCTGAAATGTCGGAAGAAATTTATTACATGAACCAAGATATGCCAGAAGTTAGGGCGGTATATAAAGAACAAAAAGATTGGGATTTTAAAAACCCAAGCAATTCATTCCTCAGTGCAATGTGGGATAACCTACAAGAGTGGGGTTCTTTAACTGAAAAACAAATTGCCGCAGTAGAAAAAGTTTTGGCAGGGCGTGATGAGTTTTTAATTAACCGTGAAAAGAAAATGAAAGAGGCGGCAGAAAACTCATCCCATGTAGGTGTAGTGGGAGAGCGTCAAACATTCACAGCTAAAGTAGACAAAATTATATCTGGGGAAGGTAACTTTGGTTATTGGCACATTACAAGAATGACTTGTGAGGAAACAGGTCAACAACTTGTTTATAAGAACACAATCAATATTAAAGAAACGTATGATGAAGAAAATCACACAGTTTATCATTTTGTTGCTGAGGGTGATGTAGTAAAATTTGATGCAAAAATAAAAGAACACTCAGATTTTAATGGTGTGAAGCAGACGGTTTTGCAGAGAGCTACTAAAACATCAATCGTGAACAAGGGAGAAAACAATGTCTGAAAAATTCGCAACAAAAACTTTTACCTATATCCTCGCCTCCGACATACCGTTGGAGATCGAGGTACAATTTCTCAATGATGATATTTATGATATAACAGCCGCGCAGGAAGGTGGGATGGATATATTTGAAGAATTACGCAAAGTCTTTATCAGAGAATTTGCAAGCACAAATTTTAAAACAGTAGCCGATGATATTTTAGATCAGGCTGAACAACTAGGGAGTATTCACTGATGACCGATATTTCAAAATGTATAAAATACCAAACAGAAGATGGACTTTTATTTGATACTATGGAAGAGGCTTGTAAACATCAAAGAGAGCAAAGATTTGTAAATGAGATTTATGATAGGTTTACGGTTTGTGGCAAGATAAAATATATAGATGAATTAGTGCTTTGGCTAATAACAGAAAATCTAATAAATGAAGATGCTTTTAAAAAGCGTTACGGAAAAGGAGAATAATAAAATGTTGAAACAAATCAAAAAGGCGTACACAGGTACGCTACTAGAATTTATCGCAGGAAGTTTAGCGGTTGCCGCTTTCTTCTTCTTCTTAATAATTATTATGACGTTAGGTGGTGGGGTGCTGTGAAAACACCCCGCATTAAAACCAGAAACGATTTAAAGGGGTTCGGTATGCACGATCCATACATAGACAGAAACAAGTGGGAATATGACGCAATAGATGGCGCGTTAAAGCCCTTAGACGCTCTAGCAAGCTCGTTAGAGGTAAAATGGGGTAGAGGTAGGCTAGAAACGCTAGTATCACCTGAGACAGCTTCTAAGTTCGATACAGCGAGGGCTAAACTTAATGCTGCCATTGCCTATAATGATCCACAAGATGTAATTAGACGCGCCAATGTAATGATGCGTGGGTGGCAAGCATTAGAGAATGAGGCTATACAAAACGGATATAAGGCACTACCACCTGACATCTGGATTGCTTCCGTTGAGAAAGAAGGCGAGAATGAGGCAATGAGCTTTGCTATTGTGAAAGATAGTGCTGATGCCTCAATGGTAGATATTGAAGGCGTGAACTGCTACAGCCTTTGTGAAATAGCGCGTATGGTTAGATTGTTTCAACTAAATGTTAGCACAGTGTCAGAGGTCAAGCAGTTATTCAAAGATGCAGAATTAACGAGAGTAGCTTTTAAACCTGATGACGATATACCGTTTTAAAAAGTTATTGTGACTTAAAAAAAACGTGATATAAAAAAAGTGCAGGGTTTTTTTGATTTTGTTTTTGCCCTGCTCCTTTCGCGGCTATCGGTTTTTCTCCTTCTCCGATAGCCGCATTTTTTTTTGGCTATAGTAATGAGCCGCCAAGCAGAATAAGGACTGCCATTGAAAATAAGAAAGCGGCAAAGGCGAAACTGCCTAATATGAACTCAATTAAAGACATTTTGAAATTTTTTTTGATTAACTTTATTGTGTTTAACATTTTATTTCTCCGTTTGGTTAATTTAAGAGTTAAGGTGCTTATAATTCTGGATAGTGTCGTGCGCTGATTTTAACCACTGATGATCTATATCACTC